TGGCATCCTCCACCACTAAGCCATCCCGGCTCAGGCAGTACTGGCAGGTGCGGTGCCCATTCTCTGCCGACCACACCATGACTATGGCAGGCAGGTCAGCCACACTGTCCCAGCTGTTCCGCCAGTAGGCGCTGACAGTCTCTGTACGGGCTAAGCGGTTCAGCCTGCGGAATGACTTATCCAGCCCTGCATGCAGCAGCTGCCTGGCCGTATCTGTGGCCTGCAACCCAGCTTGGATGCTTGCCTGTATGGCTACCTGCTTCATCTCGTCATATACCACGTTGGCCACCGGGCTAAGCTCCAGCAGCTTTGGCACGGGGAAGTCAGCCAAGGCACCTAGGCTAGCCACTTGCCCACCAAACTTGGCAATGACCCTACGGCTGGTGGCCTCAAACTGGGCAACGTACGCTTGCAGATCGTCCTGATGCCGTGACACACCAGCAAGCCACTGGAGGTACTGCTTGCGCAGTTCACGCTCCATGGCTCCGGTCGGCACGGTACCCATAAGTCTTCTAAGCCTTTACCTTGGCACGCTGTCCGGGGTTCTGTGCGTAGCTGGCCACCTGGCCCGGTGTAGCAGGCAGGCCGCGCTGACCAAGAGCAGTCATGTCAGTAGGAGTACCTGGCGTCTGCTGGTCCACCGGAGCGCCGTCAGTGTCGTCTGCGTAGTCCTCAAGGTCCACACCAGGGGTAACCACTTCGGCAATGTAGGACAGTGGGTAGCCCATCTGGCTAAGGCTGATACCATGCGCATCCAGGCTCTCCTGCAACAGGTCATCATGCGTGTTCCAGAACTCATACGACTTGGTCTCTGCACCAGTCTTAGGGTCCTTCTCCACAGCGGTCTTCTCAACACCAAGCAGGGTGGCAAGCTCCTCCAGCTGCGGGGTGATGTCGTCACGCATACGGGCGATCTTATTGTTGAAGCGCTTGCTGAGCACCTTCAAGGCCACACCAGTTGGCGGGGTGCCACTGCCTGGCTTGAAGTAGAACTGCGGGATGCCCGTGCTCTGGCTGACCTTGTCCACTACACTGTCGTGATAGCTGATCATGTCGCCGATGGTGGGCGGGTCCAGCTGGCCAAACGGGCCATCGCCACTTGTCGTGAAGATGCGCCCACTGGCACCATCACCGTCATGCTCCTGCATCACGTCAGTGTCTGGCTGCAGTGCCGACGGTAGGTATGGGTTCTTGGGCGGAATCTGCACGTTGAGCAGGTACCAGAACGGCCTGGCGTACATCTCAGCGATAACCGTCTGGTCCACAATGCTATGGTTCACCCGATCCTGTAGGGCTGCAAGGCTACCACCGAAGCCCTTGTCATCCAGGGCAAAGCGCAGCAGCGTGTTATTCGTGGTCTCTTCCACAAAGGCGAAGCCCTCATATGTGGCCGGAACCAGGTCCTTGGGCACAGGCTTACGGAACAGTCGTGTGTGGCCATCACTGTAAGCGAATGTGATGTAGTCCTGCATCTGTTCCAAGCTGCGCGTAAAGATCGCTGCCACTGTGAACCGGCCATCACTGACCATCTCATAGTGCTCGGGGAAGTGGGGAGTGCCAGCGGAGTCCACCACCACGGGACACTCCCCACGACTAAGGAGGGGCACTAGGCAGTTGCTAAAGCCCCTCAGCTCGGTTGGCACGGGCACCAGGTTCTCAGCGTAGAGATCAATCACACCTTTGTAGATGTTCTCGCTGGTCTGCTGGTTGGCCAGGTCAGGGAAGGCAGCTGCAACGTAGTTCTCCCACGACTTACCATGCAGCTTGTAGGACATCTTGCCGTTATAGTAGCTATTGAACGTGGGGCTGCCCTTGCCAAGCAGGTAGGCCTCAATCATGTTGAAGGCGTTATCCCCTGTGCCTGTGGTCAGTGCGCGTGCCATGATTAGTTTCCCATCTTGAAGTAGTCGGTCCGGCCTTGGTTGATGGCCTGCGTCATTGCGTCCACGTCGTCGTCGTGCTTACCGAACGGGAAGTCCCGCATCTCCTGCAGCATGGCCTGCCCACTGCGGCCTTCTGGGTCCATGGCCTCAAGCACGCTGTCTAGGATGGCTACGTTGCCTTCATCCACCACGGGCTGTATGGCCAGGGCACGCACTTCCTTGCTGCCTTCAGCGTTCACCGGCTTGATCAGCGCAGCACGCTTAGCCAGCATGTTCAGCAGTGCAGTACCGTTAGCAGCCTTCTCCACATAGACGCGGCTTGTCTGTGGCCAGCGTGCCGACATACGCAGCACAGCATTGACAGTCTCAGTGAAGGTGTACCGGGCATGCACCCTGTCCACCAGGATCCACTTGGTGCCACCCAGCACAGCCCACACGTGGCCAGCCACATAGTCTCCCGTGCTGGCTTTCTTCTTGACGCCGTTCTGGATGCTGCCGAATGTAAGGTCCCAGCTTTGCAAGATAAGGCACCTGTCCAGCGTCTGCATGCTGCCAGTGCGCTCATCCTGGAAGACGACTGCCTGCCAGGGCACCACATCTATCTTGTCTACGTTGATGTAGCTGCCCCCGGTCACCTGTGGGTCACCTTGGTAGAGTGCCTGCCACACGTAAGTCCCGACCGCTGACTTGATCAGCAACCAGGACTTTACACTGCGGTTCTGCACCGAGGGCAGCCATTCCCCGACATCACGGCCAAGGACATCGTCCTTACTAACCGCTTGAGCAGGAATGTTCACGTACTCAGCGTTGAGCGCTTTCTGTACGTGGGCTATTAGGTCATCCTTGTGCCAGCGCGTGGCAATAACGATGATCTGGCTTAGAGAGGCCATGCGGGTTAGGACAACCGAACTGAACCATTCTACCGTGGTCTCACGGATAAGCTCGCTCTGGGCTTCCTGCATGTCCTTGATCGGGTCGTCAATAACGGTCATGTCACTGCGGAAGCCTGTCATGGCACTGCCACGGCCTGCAGCCAGCAAGCCACCTTCCTCTTTGGTCTCCCAGCGCTGCACGTTGGACGATCCTGTTTTAAGTGGAGTCCAGTGTTGCACCAGCCCACGGATCTGTCGAGAGACCGCGTTGGCACGTGCCTGGCTGTACGTTGCATACACGATTTTCAACCACGGATTGCGAATAAGCTGCCAAGCGATGTAATGGACGATCCAGGTAGTCTTGCCTTCCTGGGGAGGCGTGGAGTAGGCCACACAGCCTAAGCTGGTGTTCAAAGCTTCCGGGTCCATACTTGCAGTCAACACCTTTGTCAACGCGCTTGTGCGGATTCCGCTGGCCTTGCAGAAGAGATCGAAGTCCTCGCTGATGTCCTCGTAGCTGTAGTCAGCCAGGTCCATGCTTTCGCTGATGAGAGTCACGATGCCCTCTTACTGACTTCAGCAGCTACCTCGTCAACGCCAAGACCAGGGAACGCCTTGAGCAGCCTTGCCGTTTCACGTGCAGTTTGCAGGCGGATACGGCGAACATCTGTCTCCTCGCTGCCACCTGTGACCTCTTGCAGCAGACGGAAGATTTGTACCAGTTCCTGCTCAGCCTTGTGAAGCTCCTGCACCCACACGCTGGTGCCAGCACGCTTGACGCGTGTTTCCTGAGTACCTTGCTTGGACTGCACTGTCCCTATGATGTCGTACTCAGTCATGGTGTGCGTCTCGGTAAGCGTACCGATGTGCCGACTGACGCTGTCCTCACTGATCTTGAGACGCAAGGCCAGCACATCGGTCAGCTTATTGCGTGCCAGCTTGGTCAACTCCTCCTCAACGGAGATGCTGCCAGTGTCCGTATTGATGCCCCAAAGCGTAGCAGCTTGCGCCGTGACTTGCGCACGCTTACTCACCCGAACACTGGCAGCAGTACCACCACCATGTGACTTACACACCGTGAGCCCTGGCACCACCGCACGCCTGCAGGGCTGACCACTGGTGGTGAGCGCACTGCAGCGCTTGCCGCTGGCAGGCTGGGCCTGCGGCTGGCGTACACGCTGCTTAGGTGGCATGGCCAAAGCATAGCCCACGCAGCAAGGTCTACGCAAGCCACCACGCCGCTAGGCCACACTTAGCCGAGACTGCGCTGCACCCTGCCTGCCCGTATGCCCTGCTCAATCATAGACTGGACAAAGGACCACTCCTGCAGCGTAAGCGACAGGCTAGGGCTGTCCTTGATGATGGAGACGGCAAGTTCAGAGATTTCAGCGTCACTGCCAACAGGCCCAAGCAGCTGGTCAACCGCCTGACCTGCAGTCATCTCAGCGCGCATAACCTCCTGCGCCGGGGTTGCCCCTGGAATGGTGCGCTCACCCGGAACTATGTTGCCACCTGGTGTCATGTGGAACAGGGGAGTGTCACCACGGTGATCATCAACCCAGTCCATCTGTTCGGTAGTCATCAGGCGTGCCAGTAGTGGTTGGGCGAGACGCTGATGTAGATGGCAGGGATCCACAACACGAACATGCCCAGCAGCAAGTGGAGGATCAGGCTGTGACCCTTCTGCTGGCGAGTGTAGACGGCCTTGTCCCTACCCTGCTTGACAGCGTGGTG